CTCCGCATGCTGTGAAATCCTTTCGGAAAAACACAGTTGTGTGGTGATAACTTTATTCCAGGTCTATCTGACTCTTAAACTTGTAACCTACATCTTGATACGGGAAACCCCCATATTAAGTTCGGTTAGAACTATAAGAGGGCTAGGCCCGACGACGCTGACTTAATAGTCCGTCGCACACTCGAGTCACCCGAGTGATTTCGCCCGTCCAAACCGACAGGCAATTGATAGATGTTTTGAAACGTCTCCGTTTTAATTGAGGATTAATCCTCAGTATACTGGTATAAAATTGGTACCCCAGTAAAGAAATAGAAAGAGAAATCTTCCCCAGCGGATGTCCACTGTTGGAAAGCCAATCTATCATTGGTACCAGAGCTAAATGCAAAATCCAAACCTGTAACAAAATTACTTTTTGTGGTTGGACAATCCAAAGCTCTAGAGCGAATCAATCGTGAATAACCGATTCTTGCTCTATTATAAAAGGGAAATTCAACTTCCAGACCACTATTTGTAAGTGTTCCGGTAGCTGCTGCTCCCTGCCACGTATCTCTCGTGGCAAATTTTGTTACAGATGAGGAATCACTCCCTGTAACATTATCAATAATCCATGTTCCCATTGGATCGTCTTCAAATTCATTTCTAACGACAATAGGAGCAACTTGGCTACTTGAGGAATGGTATAAATACTTATGTCTTATAGCACCCCTATATCCAGCATAACAAGTTTGAAAATAACTAATGGGATTCATATTACTATGAGTATAATTCCCGAATTCTTCATTATCTAATCCTTGAGGATCATATCCTTGCTGGTATGGAAAAGTTTTATTCTTAAGTACCAAGGCATTAAAATCCCCTGGTCCTTTAGGAAATGTCCTACACCAATATCTGGTCATGACATATCTTTTAACCAATTCACGTATACTGGTGATATTTTCACCAAAATAAACGTTCATGGTTTGATCTTCCGATTCAGCTTCACTAGCAATTGTTTCCAATTGCATGCTAGCGTTCGGTTCATCAACACTGTTTTCCATAACTAATCCACTTTGTGATTCCAAAGTGTCTTCTGGTTCCGTATTTCCTAGTTCTTGCGGATGCTTAAAGTAGGATAAATTCCTAACTTTCTGTGCATCTGGCATAGCAAATCTAGCATCATCGCACATGGAAACATATACGTTGACTGAAATATCAGAATCTGCACTAGGTGATACTAATTCATTAATTACATCTAATTCGATAACTCCATTACAAGCTCTGAAAAATAATTCATTCAGTCTTGTAGTGGGTGAATAATTAATATTATTATCAATCTCAGTACATTCTAACCAAGGTTGGAACTGTCCCCAACCAATAGTTATTTCAAAGTCCTCGGCGTCGGCGATATCTATTACTCTCGAATAATTCGTATTGTAATCAATATCTGCGCCTAAAGCTCTGGGATCATATCTAATCAGCATTCTACCTTTATGGTATGCTGATTTAACAACTTGAAATCTAAATTTGACAGATCCTTGCCAAAATTTAAATAATTGGGCCATGTGACACATTGGTGTCATATGCAATTCCCTCCTCAAAGTAGGCGTGGTATAGTTAGCAGTTCCAAATAAATCTGGAGCTACACGACAATTCCACAACATATCTCCAGGAGCAGCATCGCTGGTCCAATTAAATGTTGTTAAATAAGATTCTCGTTTAACGTAATCAACTACACCCATCTCATCTCTGGCTTCCAAACCAGTGACTCTGGGGTCAATTGTTACTTCATTCTTAGAATCTAATGATAACTTATACACAGCATCTGCAGCATCAATATTAGAAATATTTCCAATTGGTACTGGTTTCATGATCTGTGGATCAGTTATTACTGCCGGTCTACTAAAACCAAATAGACGGGCAATTTGACCAACACGAGTAGCAACTATTTCTGTTGCTCTCGCATATGGTGCAATAAGTGGTATTTCTTTCAATGCACCTGCTGCTTTCGCAACTGCAGATGCTGGCTTAGAAATAATACCTTGACCATACTCATCTCCGGAATTCATTGTTCCGGACTGAGATGGCAAATCAGGCAAATCACGTGATGTTGGCATAGTCAACACTACGTCAGTGGCCCATAAATAAACATTGATGGTGACGGGATTACCCCCGTCTGTATGTTTTAGATTACCAAATGACCTAAAAGTCACTTCACCTAAATTATCAGCAATATTTTCCAATGCATCAGATATCGAAATGTAATTGTCCTTATAAAAATAAGGCATTCCCAAAACGCCACCTGTATTCAAAGTTGGATTTAAAAATATATGTGGTTTCTGTGAAGCACTAATCAAATCTACGTCGAATGCAGTACCTAAACCGCGTTCAACTGTAACTTGGTCATATCCACTCAAAGGATTATAAGAAACTAAGGCACGACCATAATGAAATGGTGTACCACTAATCAAAACTTTCATGTGTAAATTCATACGTAAAAGTTCAAAATTTTGAATCTTATCCCTAATAAATGGATTGCTTAAATATTCAGTCCATGGTTTTATTGTCTCGAACAAAGGCTGATTAACAGCCCATTGATATGTTGCGACATTAATAGGACGACATAGAAAATTTCCTAAGTCACTATCACTATTATTTGACAAATTAAAAGTAGGATCAGGATTGGTTGGTACCGTAGTATTCCAACCAGCTGATTCATCCGCAAAGGTCGTAACCTGTGCTTTTGCATCTTCTTCTGCACGAGTTATATTAACTGTAGCAGATTGGGATAAGTACATTTGATCTCTCAACTGTGCATTCTCCATTTGTAACACTCTTAATTTAGACTGTAATTTCCTTACGTGACCGTATTTTCTCGCGAGATCTCTCTCTAAAGCAGCTATACGATCGTCAGCTGGCCTCCTAATCATAGGCAAAGGAGGAATGCCAATTTGCACGCTCTCATCGAGCATGACTTCACTATTAAAATTAGTAATGCATATTTTTCTTATAAAATGAGTTTTCGCATCAAAATACTCATTCCAGAGCTTCTCTTTTTGTGGTTTCAAACCACGCCGCTAAATAACGGTACCTTTCGCGGAAGGTTCAAGATTAATAAGTTTTCGTCATTCAAAATAGGGCTGAAAGTTCCCTGTCTCAAACGCGTAACTACCTTATTAAGGTTCTTTGGTTTTTATTGCATGTGGCCAACGCAATATCAAAAATGTGAAAATTCATCCGCCTACTTTCTAGTAGGAGGATATGGGTTTTCTGCCCATGAATACTTATCACAGTACCTGAGGATCTGTTCCCTGTATGTTGGGAAATGTCCTACAAGACCAGTGATATTGCATTCATCTGCAACTTGTCTAAGCTGTGCACATCTTTTAGTGTATATTTCATCACCAAAGTGTGCATACTTATCAAGTGCATCTCTAATTGTACACGCTGCATGTAAATCCTCACTAATAGAGGATTTTCCATGCGCATGTAACATCTTACTAATTGAGGATTCATCAATTTTAGCTCTATAAAGCTGCAATTCTTCATCCCAAACAGCATCATGTTTCAAGAAACCTGCTTCAGATCCATCAATAAATGGTACTGATTTAGCTTCCTTATCAGCCATAGTGTATATAATATCACTTTCGCTCAATACACGTGCTACATTAGTATGATTATATGCGTCATAACCTTTCTTGACGGACATGATATTATCATCTCCATATGTCATTAAAGCCACAACTTCCTTAAATAATGGTGTTTTCCACCATTTTTCTTCAGCTGCTATCTTATAATAAACATAACGCATATATAAACTATTAACTAAAGAATTTGTAACTACAGTCAAAGGATGTCCTGATGGATTAGATCCAAAAAACTGTACCAACGTTCCGAAAAAATCGTATGTTGGTGAACAAATCTCAGTCGCAATACCACGCATGATAGTCAAATCGTCTGCGTCATAATTACCACTTTCTTCAGCTAAATTAATCAAAATTTTGAAACTAGCTAACATAACTCTGGGAGACATCTTACCGTCAAATGATTTATAATCACCGGCAACAGTTCTATGTTTCCCAAATTTGTAGATATGTTTCATCATGGTTGTCCATTCTGGTGATTCTACATTCAAACCAACAGCACATTCAAAGATTTCTTTGTTCTCTTGCATTAATGCAGAAATAGACAAAAAATACTTCCT